GAGAGACTATCTCGGGCTGGATTCTGCGAAGTGTTGGATAGATGAACCATCCTTTAGAGCCTCGACCTTCACGACCTGACCAGACCGGGAACTGGCGGTATCTATTAGATCCGAATTCTTGGCCACCCCAAAGATCCTTAGTGGTAGCCCCACCTGAGAACTTCTGAGATGCGTAGCCGTAAGTGATTTCACCTGTAGTAGATGACTTCTTGACCTTAGATCCAGTAGCGATTCTGATAGCGGCCTTACCGCGTGTGTTGGCAGTAGATGAGATTTGCTTCTGAGCATAATCGGCTAGAGCATTAGAGTCGCGCTTGGCTTCATCCTTTGCTGCATCGCCCATGCCTTTAAGAGCCTTGTAGACTTGGCGCAGCTCGGCTTTGTCAAAGCCCATTGGCTCACTTGCCATTCCTCTGCTCCAATATCTCTAAGGCCGTAAGTATGTCTTCGGCATTTGTCCAATTACTCATAGGGATCTGAGTCGCTATAGCAAGTTCTACAATAAGCCGCCCTAGGCTTCCTCGCCTATGGCTTTTGGGTTATCGTCTCCTACTTCAAGATTAACTACTGACTCCATCCAGACATCAAGTGCCTTGGTTGGTTTGCCACCAGCGTCTCTTTTGTAGGCGCTATGAGAAACATAGAGAAGATCATACATCCCGGCAAATTCCTGAATAGATTTGCTAGTGGCTCTTTCCCATTTAGCATAATCTGGAGGATATATGTCGTATGTAATCTCTTCTCCACCTGTGTATGTAATTGTTATTTTCTGCTGCATTTTGTGCTCCCGTTTCTATTGACTAAGCGAAGGTTTCTACTACTGCGCCCTTTGATACTTTGAATGAGAAGTCTACAGTCTGAGCATCTGTTCCTGATCCACCTGCTGTTGGAAATTCTGGCATGATTGGGAATACAAATTGAGCGCCTGTAACGGTTGTCAAAGTGATGCTGATATCTGTATCTGGTGCTGATTCTGCTGCGGCCCATAGTGCCTCACATACTGAAGAAGCCTTGCCCCAATCAGCAAGCATTGAGAGTTCAAATGTTCCCTCGATGTTTGTTGTCTTGTAAGCCTCACCATCAAGAGTCTGATATGTCTCGCGTACGTTTGTCTTTGTGAGAACTGCCGATGTTGCCTGTGCTTCGATATCTGTTCCACCTGTGAAAGATAGAGAAATATCGCGACCTGTGATTACTGTGGTTGCCATTATTTATCCTTTAGTTTGTGTGTGTGTAATAGGTGGAAACTCGAATATCGGCCACTAAGCAATTAGATGGCCCTACTTGAGTAACCGTAGGTTTTTCAACCGCTCCGATCGTGTACCCAAATGGGATCACTTTCAGAACACTTATAACGAGCTGCTCGAGATTATCGAGTGATGCCGGGTTGGAGTTATACGCAACCGCGACGGATATAACAAGATTGATTTTTGTGTGAAGAGTAGTTTTGCCAATAGTCTCAAGTTCAAGATATGGAGAGTCCGGTACGCATACTACGAAAGGAACCATAGGAGCCTCTGGAACGTAGGCGTAGACGTTGCCAGCGACGTTAGCGAAGGCTGTGGCTAAAGGCTGACGGACTGTATCTAGGATTGTGCTAGTCATTATTGCACCATTGAATTGGTATCAATGAAAGGCCCTAGAAGCCCTGAAACTCGATTGAAGAGACTGCGGCCTAAACGATATGGGCTGACGGTTGTGAAGTCGATGCCCTCGATCTGCCCACCGGGAGCGATCCTAGATTGGAATACTTCGACCGATACTGCAAGGATGGCTGACTCGACTGCGCTAACTCCGACGTAGGTAGAAGCTCCTGAAAGGGTTGCAACCCCCGATGGTATTACATTTTTTAAAGCGACATCTGCTGCTGTGATTTCGGCTGTGAAGATATCATCATAAGAATACAAGATCGTGACAGTTCCATTAAAGGGAGAACCGCATCCAGAAATAACTACGCTCTGGCCTTCTGTAAAATTGTTATCGCCTAATACTTCAAATATGGCGATGTTGTTATCTAACTCCACCGATGAAATGGATGAAGCGTAAGTGCTAAGCATTGGCAAGATTACCGACTCGGCCGTGTCGATTACATCTGTTAAATAAGCATCGTTATAAAGAGATGTAGAGACGCCAAGAATTGATCTCAGTTCTGCAACTGTAACTATTGAAGCCATCTCTACATCCTCTCTATTAAACGACTGGGGGAACGATCGGGAGCAACCGCCCCCCCATGATTAGTTATTGACTAGGCGACCATGTAACGGTAAGCGCCAGCAGCGATCTTTGTAGCGATTGCGCCGTAGCCGTAGTATCCGACCTGAACCTGACCTGTTGAGATGAGGTTTGTCTGGAGTGATAGGCGTGGTGACTCGTACCATGTGTAAGCATCTGGGTTAACGATAATCATTGAGTTATCGCCTGTACCTGAAAGGTTACGAGCTACGCGAAGGTTTAGACCGAGTAGGTTTCCACGAACTGCTGTTGCTGTAAGTGTTCCACCTGCGTTTTGTGGGTTGATTGTCTGTTGGAAGATTGGACGGTTTGAAGAATCGACCAAGCCCATTAGAGCGCCCCATTGATCTGGAGATACTGCGATGTTTGTCGCAAATCCAAGAGTGTTTGAGTAGATTGAAACTGCTGCATCTGCAACGAAATCAGCGGCAAGTGCGCCTGTGGTGAGTGTACGGTTTCCACCGTCTGTTCCACCAGCGATAAGTGCTGATCCAACTGCTGCATCTGTGGCCTTTGCGTATGCGTACTCCATTTGGCGTACGAGTTCTGCGAAGAATGCAGGAGATGAGCGATCAAGAAGCTCGAGGCTGAATGTCTGTTGTCCGATGTACTTCTTTACGGTAACTGAAACGAATGCAGCGTTCTGATCTGTCTCTGATGGTGTTCCACCTTCGGCTGCTTCTGCAACTGTTGGAGCAACTGTAATCTTTGGAATTTCAAAGGTCATTCCTGCATCTGGAAGAGCGCCTGATGAAATTGAATCTACCAATGGGCGATCTGCATTTGAGATGCCGTTGATAACTTCAGTTAATTGACGTGTAGGAACTAATCCTGCGTTGTCTGTGAGGTCTGCTGCTGCTGCAACGTACATCTTTGATGTTTCGCTGCCTAGTGAAGCGCGGACTGAGTGCTCGAGATAAGAAGCCTTATCAACGATAGGGTTACGAACGGTGGTTGAAATGTAAGGTGCTGTTGCAGCCTTAACTTCAACCTTTGCAGCCTCTACCGTTTCTGCGGCAGGAGCAACTTCTGGAACGGTAGTGTCTGACACTTGTTCTCCTTCTGTGGTTGATTGTGTTTCTTCCTGAGATGGCTCAGAAATCTCTGTATCTTCTGCCGCTACTTTCGCGACCTCGGCACCTGGTATAGCGCCGTCTGTAACGAGGCTGACCTCGATTAGATTGCTTGCGCTGATAGCCATTACGCCGTCTTTGTTATCCCATGCCTGAACATCTACGCCAACGCTGAAATCTGAACGAAGCCCAGTAGCGGCCTCTTCTAGTGCATCGTTTCCGGCGGTTGTCTTGGCGATCTTAAATTCTGCTGTAATGCCTGTCTCGTCTTGGTTGAAGCTCATTAGTTTTCCAAGCGGACGAGTAGTGTCATGCTGTAAAACTAGCTTGGTGTTCTTGGCCATAGTGATCGAGTCTTTCTCGAACATGGTGCGACCTGCTGAGGTGTTGCCTTCAGCGTTCCATGAAACGATGCGGCCAGCGATGATGCGTGACTCTGCATCTGCGGCCGTGATTGTTACTGGCATTGTAATTTTCATTACATATTCTCCTTGTTATCGATCAGATCTTCTTCTTCTTGTATTTGTTCAATCGACATCGCGCCAATTCCATTAAGGATTTGATAGACCTGAGCGCGTTGAAGTGCATCTGTACGAAGGAACTCATCTAACGAGAAGCGGATCTCCCCAGTACTTGAAATAAAATCTGGCATAGATAGGCGCTGTTCAATCGCCGTTAAAATTGGCTTCATGCTGAAATCGATCAAAGAGCGACGTTCCGATACGCTGTTGGAGTATGTCATGCTGGTCATTTCAGCGCTCACGAAATATGCAGGTAAGTTGCAAGCGCGAGCCAATTCCAAAGCGACGTATTGGCGAGCCTCATTGAGCTGTAGCTTCGCTGGATCGATGCCCAACGCTTGCAATTCAACATCTGCATTTAAGAACGCGGTTGATTTAGTTAGTCGAGCATTACGCCATGACTCAAGAAGTTTAGAGATACGCTCTGCTGGAAGGTTAGTACCGTTTGACTTGAGAACCTGTAGTGGTACTGGCTCTTTGGCAAAGGTTTCGGCTGCTTGCTCTAAGGCGTGGGCTGCTCGGATTGTGCGACCTGCTCGGTTTAGTATTCCTTCGTCGAGGCCGTAAAATACAACGAGTGAACCGACTCCCTGA